GACTGGGACGCCGGCAAAGCATTGCGCCGCTACGACATTGCGATCACTCGCCTTGGCGTTAAACAGGAGTAAGCGGGATGCAAGAGACTCAATATCAGACCAGGCTCGCCCAGGAAGACAAGCGCTGGATGATCGGCGATGTGGAACTTGGTAATGTGCTCGCGCCGTTTTCCGCAAGCGTTGCCACACCTCTGAGTCTGGAGGCGACGCCGCAGCCGCAGTCGGAACTCAGCTCGGCGCTGATCACCGTCAGTGTGGATATCAACGCCTTGACCCTGGAGCAAGTACGGCTGCGTGAGACACTGGAATCGCTCAACAGCACGTTGTTCATTACGAGCGGAGCACTGGCGGGCCCGGCTGGCGGCTCCATCAGCAGTGAAACGAAAAGCACGCCGGAAGGAAAAGCGTCTGCCGACGAATCCTCGATCACACAGTTGCTCAAGTGGTCGGGTGAAGGCCTGGCGGAGTCGGCCAGGACCAAGGTTTCAGACAAAGCACTTGAGGTGACGCTTGGTAAAATTCCCGGCGTCGGCGCGTTGTTCAAGGGCGCCAGCAAGGGGAGCGACGGTTGCTGCCCAGGCGTCAGCGAGGCGCTACGTGGGCGCGAGCGCTTCGGACCAAAGTACACGAGCGGGCGCAAAAAATCGGGTAGACCAAGGTTGGCGAGGTTGAGGAACACCTCTACCTCCAGCAAAGCGACCAGTGGGTTTAACTCGACGGTGCGCAACCTGTTCGAGAAGGTGAGCAAGGTGTTGGAAGCCCCACGATTAGGCTTTCATGGCGGCGCAACAACTCAACGTGTCTCCCCAAGCCCAAGCCCGCCGGACACTTGGCAGGGGAGCAATGTCGTGCGCAATCTGGCGTCAGGCAAGGGCGTCGGGTTAATTGACGCGTTGGAACGAGGCTTGGTTCCGATGCCCGTCCAAGTGGGCGTGAATACTCCCCACCCTATATCGCCCAGCCCTTTGAGTCATTCCACTGGGGAGGTTGCCCGCGTACCAACGCCAGCAACCTCCCGCCTGGCTGACACGATGATCCGGCTGGAGTCGGTCGGAGCCCGCCGTCTCGGTCCGATGCGGTACGTCGACGCTGCACTCAATGTGGTTCAAGGCGTACGCAACGGTGACGTAAACGCCGTCGGCTCAGGCCTCAGCACCGCCGGTGGTGCCTGGGCCGGTGCCTCCGCAGGCGCCGCTATCGGCACTCTGATTTTCCCCGGCGTTGGCACTGCTGTCGGTGGCGCAATCGGTGGTTTGCTCGGCAGCGAGGCAGGCAGTTGGCTCGGTGACAAACTGTTCGGCTCAACGGATCGCCTGCCTGCGCCCAATGCGGTGAGCAAGGAACTCAACAGTGCACGCACGGACAACGTGCAAGTGACCCTCGCCCCGAGCATCCAGATCACCGGCGTCAACCCCGCCGATGCCCAGCAGGTCGTCAACCAGGTAATCCAAGCCTTGCAGTTCCAATGCATGCCGATGGTCGCCGACACCCTGGGCATCCGACGCAACGCGGCACTGGCCGATCCTCCAGGAGGTGATTGATGCGACAACAAATGGTACTCGGCGACTTTATTTTCGGCTTGTCTCGAGGATTCGCCTATTCTTCGTTGGTCCGTGCCAGCGATGGCGGCTGGAGTGACCTGGCGATTATTGCCAGCAAGTCGCAGTCGCGGCAGAGCGGTCAGAAGCTGGAAAAACTCACATTCGGCGGCACAGCCATGTACGGCGTAGGCATGCAACGCCTGGACGAATTGCGCGCGCTGCAAAATGCGCGAGCGCCATTGCCTCTGGTTGACGGTATTGGCCGTAACTGGGGCTTGTGGCGGATCAATTCGATTGTGGAAACCCAGAGCAATGTGATCGATGACGGCACCGCCATGGTCATGGCCTGGACGCTGGAGCTGGAGGAGTTCGTCAATGCGTAGAGTGCGAAGTATCGCCGGTGATTCGGTCAACCTGTTGCTTTATCGCGAGGTGGGCCGTTGCGACGACACGGCGGAGGAAACCCTCTGGCGCCTGAACCCCGAGCTTGCCGAATATGGCCCGGTGCTGCCGGCCGGCGTGTGGGTGATCGTGCCTGAACTGCACGCTCGGCCCGGAGCTGTGCGACCCGTTTTGGCCTGGGATTAAGGAGGCGGCATGGCACAGGGGTTTACGCCTATCGTGGAGTTTTATGGCGCCAACGCGGCGCTGCTCAATCAACGCTTGATGCACTGGAGCCACACCGACGCCGCGGGTATTGAGACCGACCGGCTGGAGCTGACCCTGAATATCGAGGGCCTGGACGGCCTGCCCACGCTGAACGGCAAGATCGGCTTGCGTGCCGGTTACCTGGAATCGGGGTTGGTGGAAAAGGGCGAGTTTGTCGTCACCCAACGCACACCGGTGCTGTTTCCCATGCGCTTGATGATCGTGGCCACCGCAGCGCCCTTCAGCGTGGTCGATGCAACGGGTTACCGCCAGCGTCGATCCGCCAGCTACGGTCCGACCACCCTGGGCGCGCTGTTTCGCCAACTGGTCAGTCGTCACGGCTATTCACCGCGAGTGGCGCCGGCGCTGGAGGGGATTGCGATCGCGCACATCGACCAATCCAATGAAAGTGACATGGCGTTCATTTCGCGCCTTGCCCGACTTTATAGTGCAGTCACCAAACCGTTCAACGAACTCTATGTATTGGCCGAAGCCGGCCAAGCCAAATCGCTCTCCGGCCAGCTGCTGCCGGAAGTAAAGCTGTCCGTGACGGATGACAATCGCCCCGGTGAACAAAGCTTTATCACCGCCAAGCTCGACGAAAAATCCCGCTCGAAATACCAAGGCTGCCGCACCAGTTGGTGGGATGCCTCCGCCGGCAAGCAGCGAGTCGTCCAGGTGGGGAACGCGCCGTTCAAAACCTTGCGCCAACGCTACCAGAACGAAGCCGAGGCCCGCGCCGTTGCCGAAGGCGAACTACGTCGTGTGGGGCGTGAAAATTTGAAGTTGCTGATCGATTGCCCGGGCAATCCATTGTTGGCGGCGGAAGGGTTGTTAGTGCTGGATGAGAGCTGGCCGTCCTATATGCAGGGGCGCTGGTCGATAAAGCAGGTGGTTCATGTCGGCGATCCGGCGACGGGATACCGTAGTTTGATCACGGCCGGTGGGTTGTCGATATAGCTACTTTTCGAGAGTAAAACCAATGGTGATAACACTCCCCCAGCTGCTTGACGTTATGCCGGATGCCCGCCTTAGAGCGGGCGTTTTTTTAATGCCCTTGAATGCGGCTTTCGTTCGTTTCGAGATCAACTGTGCGAAGCGCATCGCCGCCTTCCTCGCCCAGATTGGCCACGAATCCAGTGAGCTGCGTTACGTGCGCGAGTTGGGCAGCGATCACTACCTGGGCAAATACGACACCGGCAGCCTGGCCGCACGCCTGGGCAATAGCCCCGAAGCGGATGGCGACGGCCAGTTGTACCGGGGCCGAGGACTGATCCAGATCACCGGTCGGCGTAATTACCTGGCATGCAGCCAGGCGCTGTTTGGTGATGACCGTCTGTTACGGGAGCCGATGTTGCTGGAACAACCGCAATGGGCGGCTGAGTCGGCCGCCTGGTTCTGGCAGATCAATGGCCTGAATGAGTTGGCCGACAAGGACCAGTTCACCACCATTACACGGCGTATCAATGGCGGGCTGAATGGGCTGGAGGATCGCTTGCGGCTGTGGGCGCGGGCGAAGGCGGTGTTATGCGTTTCCTAGGGACCTACCAACTGATCGGTGCTTGCCTGTTGGTGGCGGTGACCTGGCAGGTCCAGGCCTGGCGCTTGGGGGTACAGCTTGAGCGCCAGGCTTCTGTCCATGCACAGGCGCTCAGCCAGCAAAGCCAGGCGGCCTTGCATCAACAACAGGCTGAACAGGACAAACGGCTGGCCCTGGAGCAACAGCTCAGTGCCAGCGACCAACACCATGCTCGGGAGTTGAGCGATGCCCAACGTAACCAGGCTGCTCTGCGCGACCGTCTGGCCACTGCTGATGTGCGGTTGTCAGTCCTTCTCGACGCCACCGAAGCCGCCGATGGCTGCGCAGTGCCAAGTACCACCACCACCGGCGGCCTGGTTCATGCAGCCGCACGAGCCCGACTTGACCCGGCGCATGCTCAGCGAATTATCGGCATCACCGATGCCGGCGACCAAGGACTGATCGCCTTGCGCGCTTGCCAGGCGTATGTGCGCGCTGTCGCCCGCTAATCTCTTGTTCCAGTCTGTCGCTTGCATGAGCGATTTGCTCCTGTAGGGTAGGCAAACCCCCCGCCCACTTCTGGAGACCGTCGTGAAGGAAATCACTCAACTTGCCGCTGACCTGGGCCGCCGCCTGCAGGTGCTCAATGCCCACGTCACCACGGCCGAATCCTGTACCGGTGGCGGTATCGCCGAGGCCATTACGCGGATCCCGGGAAGTTCGGCCTGGTTCGAGGCGGGGTATGTCACCTATTCCAATCGGCAGAAGACCCGGCAGCTGAATGTGCCGGAAACGTTGTTTCCAAAGGTTGGGGCGGTCAGCCAGGAAGTGGTGGAGGCCATGGTGCGCGGCGCACAGGAGAAAAGCCTGGCGCGCTTTGCCGTGGCGGTCAGCGGTGTGGCGGGCCCCGATGGCGGTTCGGTGGACAAACCGGTGGGCACCGTGTGGCTGGCCTTTGGCGTTGGTGAGGAGGTCACGGCCGAGCTTCAGCACTTCCCCGGCAACCGCGACGAGGTCCGCCGACAAACGGTGAAGGCCGCGCTGGAGGGCTTGTTGCGACGAGCTGCAGCAGAAATAGAAAATCAGGGGTAGGCGATCTCCGATCTTTGTGG